ACGGTGAGCGGTGGAACTCCAATATTCCAGAATGGTCTATCTTGGAGAAGCCCTCTTTTCGTTAATGATGCTGGAAAAATTCTTATTGACGAAACATCATTTCATATAAATAGAGAATCGAGCGGATTTCCTCAACTATCTATTGACTGGCAAGCGCAACAACTTTGTTCTGGTCAGGATATGTTATTAAATAATTATGTTCTCCTTGATTGGGGCGTAGGAGCAACCTATTGGTTACGCTCTGGAACCTCATCTTTCACAAAATCTATTGATTGGGCTAACAGGCAACTATGCGATAAATTCGGTTCAGCGATATTCCAATGGGGAAAGAACGATGCTTTCTCGGCTCAAGAAATAAAACTTCTTGCTCTTACAACGGATGGTTTTGTTAAGACTTCAAATTCTGACGGAACCCTCACGGTTGATACCTCGACGTATCTCACAGCTGAAGCTGACACATTGGCTTCAGTTGTTGGAAGGGGAGATAATGTTGATGACAATGTTGCTATTAAATTTGGAACGAGTGATGATGCCACAATAACATTTGATGGAAATTCTCTCAACATCGTAGCTAATGCGGTAACAGCCACTGACGCATTTGAAGTAACCGCAGGTTCAGCTCTATTTACTCTTGGCGGTGGTTCAGCGATAAGGCTTCTCGGAGCTGGGACGAAGAACCTATTTTTTGGAAACTTAGCAGGGAACACAACGGCCTCTGGAAATACTGATAATATTGGGATTGGGTATTATGCGCTTGCTAATCTAACAAGCGGTGATACCAATGTCGCCATTGGAGGATCAGCGGGACAGGGAATCTCCACTGGAATCGCTAACACAATGTTTGGGCATGGGGCGGGTTATGGAACAACCGGCGATTATAACGTATATATCGGAAGGGACGCAGGATTCTGGACTTCTTCTACTTCACTAAATGTTGGGATTGGATATGCCGCACTTTATGGAACTCAAAATAACTCGACAGGAGACTATAACACCGCCATCGGAGGTTCTGCTCTTCTTTCCTTCACTTCTGGAGCAACGAATACAGCTATTGGATATGCCGCAGGGGGTTTAACAAGCACAGCAAGTGGGTGCGTGTTCCTCGGTCATTACGCAGGATATCGTCAGAACACAAGCGGCCTCCTCATTATTGACAACCAATCGAGAGCCTCTGCCGCAGTTGAGCAATCCAATGCGATTATCTACGGTGTGATGGCGGCGGCTCCAGCAAACCAATCCATACGTTTCAACGTCGATGACTTCAATATATCCGCCGGTGATGCTGATGTCGTCCTTACCCTTGGAACAGGGGCAACGAACACGGGCGTTCTTTCGTGGATGGAAGATGAGGACTATTTCAAGTTCTCAGATGATATTTTACTTCCCGATAATGAGTTGATTAAATTCGGAACTGGCGTAGACGCTTCCATTTACTACGATGGAACAAATCTTTTAATCAATCCTAAAGCCGCAGGGAGCGGGTATCTCAACATTCAGGGGCAGACGCTCGTTGATGACAAGATACTATTTACTCAGACCGATGGTAACGAATATATCGACAGTCTTGCTGATGGATACATGGATTACGGGGCAACAACTGGGCATCGGTTTGATGAGGATATCATTGTAGAAAGTACTCTCACTCTTGCTACCGGAAGCGTAACAGATAGTGGTTCTGAGCTTACGGTATCTGCTACGAGTACCATTGTAGACTACGGCGACAGTCTTATCGCTCATTGGAAGATGAACGACAATGCCGCATCGACGGACATAGTTGATAATATCGGGTCGTATACGGCTACTGCTCCACGAAATACATCTTTGATGACAACAACGGGTAAGATATCTACGGCTCTTGAGTTTAATGGAACAACGGAATATGCCACCGTTAACATGAACACAAACTTGAGTGGTTCGTTCTCGTTCTCTTGTTGGGCGAAACCTTCCGATACTCAAGAGGCGGGAGCGGACTCATGGTTCATTATGGGGTCGCGGGTTAGTTCTTATTCTAACTACTGGGCTTGTCTTTATATTTTGTCAAACACAAGTCAGTATCACTTCGCCCTCTATAACGGAAGCCAAAACCCATCTCTGCAAAGCGGAGTAAGCTATTCGGCTGGTACTTGGGTTCATCTTGTTGGGGTAAGAGATACCTCAGCTGACAAGATAAGGATTTATGTAAACGGTGATTTAAAGTTAGAAGCAACAGATGATACTGCATCTGTCCCATCATACGATTCATTCAGGCTCGGAGGGCAGGGAGATTATGACAGGCAGTTCAAGGGTGTTGTAGATGACGCAAGGGTTTACTCTAAAGCCTTAACTCAGGAAGAAATAACTGCTCTATACAATGAAGGAAACGGAACGGAAGAAGATGGAGCGGTTGGGGCCCCCGCCTACGTTGACCTCGATGCTTCAAACTTGAGACTTCCTTCAGACTCGACAAAGATTCTTCTCGGAGCTGGATCTGATTGGGAAATAGGTTTTGACGGAACCAATGGGCTTGAAGATTTGACAAATGGAGGTATTTATAAATGGGCTATCTCAGGAACGAATCAGATTGAGTTGTCGGACGGAAAACTTGCTCCGACAACTGATGACGATGTTTCACTAGGAGATTCAACGCATCGGTATAAGAACCTCTACCTGATGCCGACAAGTCTTTACCTCGGCACTTCTCATATCACGCAAGACTCTTATGCTCGTAATGAAGTAAATGGACTCCTGACTGCTTGGCGTGGAATCAGAAACGCTGGGTCGGCTTTTCAACTCTTAATGGACGGAGTGGTAGACGGATTCAAAGATCAAACTGGGGTAGATACTGCAAACTCAACATACGAAGTATATGATTCGTCTAACGATTTATATTCTCCAGCTTCAACTACAGTAAGCGTAGAAGTTTTAGTAGTCGCAGGAGGCGGTGGTGGTGGTGCTTATTTTTCTGGAGGCGGCGGTGGCGGTGGCGGCGTAGTTTATGATGCCTCTTATGATGTTGCGGTTGGGGAATATACAGTAACGGTAGGAGATGGTGGAACTGGCGGAACGGCAAGTGGAGGCCCGCAGACCTATGCCACAAATGGTGAGGACAGCGTATTTGATACGCTGACAGCTGTTGGAGGAGGATACGGAGGAAACGGAAACGGTGGAGCAACAAGCCAGACTCCTAATTCTGGAGGCTCTGGTGGCGGCGGTGGAGGTTACAACGGTGGAAGTGGTGTAATTTCTGGAGCGGCAGGAACGACTGACCAAGGATATGCGGGTGGAGATTCTCAAGAGGGCTATTCAGGAGCTCCCGGGTACGGAGCAGGTGGAGGTGGTGGAGCTGGGGCTGTTGGAGGAAATGGAACTACGACTACTGGTGGTAATGGCGGGGTTGGAGTTGCCTATGACATAGTTGAAGACGGTTCTGATGTTTACTATGGCGGTGGCGGAGGTGGCGGGGCGTCTTCTCAAACAGCTGGAACTGGCGGCAATGGCGGAGGTGGGACAGCGGCAAACCCAGGAGGAAATGGAACAGCCAACACTGGCGGTGGAGGAGGAGGAAATCACGGGGCCGATGGTAACGGTGGCGCAGGTGGTTCTGGTGTAGTTATTGTCAGATATTTGTCTTCCTCTTTAACCGCAACGGGAGGAACGATTACCACCGACGGAGATTATACGGTTCACAAATTTACAGCAGACGGAACTTTTGAGGTTACTGCTGGCGGTTCTGGAGTAGATAATATGACTCTTATTTCAAACGCAGTTACCGCCGAGGCCGCACCTTCAGCGGCAAGGGTAATGCTTCTAGTAGACCCTCAGGAAGCCATCACAATCAACACCGACCTGAAGGCATACGTCTCAAGGGACGGAACAAACTACACGCAGATCACTCTAGCCGATGAAGGGTCTGCCACTTCTGCTATAGATATACTCACTGGGGAAGCAACCATCTCATCAGCTTCTGGAACTTCTATGAAGTGGAAGGTTGAGACTCTTAATAATAAGGACATAGATATCTACGGAGTGGGGGTTATATGGAAATAGATTTAAAAGCTGTAATTTCCATGGTGCACGAACTTAAAACAAGAATTGTAAAACTTGAGGCTTCGGCTGGAAGGATGAAGCATCTTCAGCGCCAAGTAAACGACATTCAAAACACCGTACATGGTAACGATATAAATAAAATAAAAGGCGTGGAGAAAATGATTTGCGAAATAACCAAAGAGATGGCAGAAAACAAGGCATGACAAAGGAGAAATTGCGATGAGCATATTCGACGGAGTAGAAAAATCAGCGGCACAGAAACGATATGAAATGATTAAGGAGAAAGCTCCTCTTCTAAAAAGCGGAGAGGAAAACCGTTGCAAGTCGGCGTTCTACGATATGTGGGGCGCGGAAAATAATCCGATTTCAAGGGAGGTGGCCGCTGAACTCCTAGCATTATTCGGGACGGATGCTGTAAGTCTATTCACGCATCACGCTGCTTGGCAGAATTTTGTCGCAACTGTAAATCCTTCTTGGGAGAGACTAACGCCTCCCTATGAACTTGATTTTCATGAAGACGGAAGCGTGACTTTGAAACCAGAAGCAGAACCAACACAACCAGAGGAGAACAAATAATGACTTTAGTAGACCTAAAAGCCCGTATGTACGATCTCTTGGCCGCCAAACAGAACCTTGAGCTTGAGATGCAGAAGGTGAATCAGGCCATCATTGAGGAAACTAAGAAATCTCAGGAAGTCGAAAAGAAGGATATTCCTCAGGGGTGAGTTATGTCTCCCGAAGAAAGGATTCATTTAAAGCGTATGGATGACGAGAGGATTGCTCGGCTTGAGGAAAGAGTCTCAAACTGGATGGAGTCTACTACGGAGTATCGTAAGAGCCTCTGCTCTAAGTTGGATATTCTTCTCCAGAATCAAACCAAAATATCAGAGGAGGTTCATAGCAAGATATCCTCTCTCCCGTGCTCCAAGGGCCATGACAACCATGTTGACCGCCAGCTTGGTGCTATTTGGTGGATCGTTTCAGTGTGCATGGTCGGGGTTGTTTCTGTGGCGGTTGCGTGGGGGGCCGTTAGCAAGCAAGTAGAAATCAATACGCAGAGATGGGACAGATATTTAGAGGAGTCGGCCCATGCAAAAGTGCAGTCGTGAGTTTGGATGTCACTCATGTAAGGATACGCTGATGATGTTGCACGCCGCAATCAAGCAGTATCTCGTGGAACCAGCAGTTAATCAAGACCGATTACGAAAGGAAATGATAAGTGTTAAAGACTTCATCGAAGACATCGTCACCATTGAAGGACGAGGAGAGACAGCGGGTTGAATGTTGGAGTCGAGTGATGGGGTATCACCGTCCCGTCACTGGATGGAACATAGGTAAGAAGCAGGAATTTAAGGACAGGAAGTATTTCAAAATAAAGGAGACTGACAATGGAACAGATCATTAACTTATTGAAAGATCATTGGGTGGAAGTGTTGGCAATCATCGGGGCGGTGGACATAATCCTCGGAATCGTTGTGAAGTGGACTCCGACTCAGATTGATGATTCGGTGTACACATTTCTGCATAACCTCGTTAGTAAACTGGTGAAGAAATGAGATGGCTTCTAATTGTCGCCATTTTGTCGACAGTTGGATGCGCATACTTTGAGGAGAGGATAGATGCGGCGGGGAAGTGTGCTTCAGACCCAGCCTGTCTTCAGCGAGTGCATGAGATCAGTAAGGCTGGTAAAGCCGTCGGGGACGCGACGGGGCTTCCTTGGGCTGGAGCTGCTGCGGGTGGAGTGGTAGCGGCGATCATGTTGTTCTTTGCGAGGAGGAAGAAAGATGGCGAGTGATATCTGGGGTGTTCTTAGAACCGTTGGCTTAGTGGTGATGATTACATGCGCCGTGCTTCTTGAAGCGTTACTCATATGGCAGGGCGTAACATTTTGGGCGTGGTTTTGGGGCATCTGCGTCATCATCGGAGTCATTGTCGCAGAGATTTTGTCATACGCCAAGCAAGGCAAGACAATCTCAACGGAGTGGCGAGACTGGGCAAAGAAGCAGAAAGGTTGGGCTTATACTGGGCTTGCCTTGATGCTTACTGCGTTCTGTGGGTTAATCCTGCACCTTGCGGTTTGGGGTGGAATGTTTAAAAAGGAAGATGAATGAACGAGCTATGGTGGCTCGCTTGCCCCGTTAACTCAATCCTATGGGCTTTGGGGGGAACATGGAACCGCTACTTCAGACGGATTGGCTATCCACTCATTACCACATGCTTGGTTGGCTTTACTTTGGGATTCTCGTGGCAGCTACTTGTGCTACCGCTATTGACGTTCTTTGCCACCACATTACCTCTAACGCTAAAAGGCGACGATGTTACGAGCAGTATATGGAACAGGCTTTGGGTGTGGGTGGCGGGGTATCTGATTGCGGCTCCTGTACTTCTCCTGTCCTTCAATCTCCTTCTTCCGCTATGGAGTTGCGTGACGCAGGGCGTTGCGGTAACTCTGTCGAATGAGAAGATGACCGCTCACCTGATGCCGCACAAGTTGGTTGAGTCCCTCGTTGGATTCTCCGTCTTGATTCCCTATTGTTTAGTGGTTTCTCTCCGAATATCCTGACGTAGTTGTCGTAGAAATTCTTGTTCATTGAGCGGTGACGATCCCCCTTCCCAGCTCCCGTCATTTCTTATCCCTCCCATTATCCCAGAACTCCTCGCATCGAATCCGTCCCTTCTTCCTCGGTGACTTTGCGAAGTACGACTGGTAAGTGTCCTTTTCGCATACATATCGGTAGCAAAGAGTACGACTTGGACACCGTTTATCGGAACATGCTGTAATGTCTGCCATTTAATCATCCTCCACTAATTCAAGATGACCATTGAACACGAAGGAAGCCCCTCTCAATGCGCACTCAAACGCCTGTATCACTTCATCGATGGTGTGTTCTTGTGCCACTACCATCACCTTTAACCCGCCGTGTTTGTGGATTCCTATTGATTGTTCCATTATTTCTCCTCCTGTCTGGACTTAGAGAGGGCTTCCCTCCCCTTTTTCTCCCCAGCTTCGTAGGCGGCTTGGTTCATAAAGTCTCCACGGTTACACGCACACGCTTGTCGTCTTTTTCCGCAATCACGGACATCTCGCAAAGGATAAATTGAGTCCCGCTATATCCGCTGGTAACTTCCCAATGCTCGTTGACGTAGCCTGTCCAAACCATCCTTTTCTTCCCCGATTTAGTTTTCATGGTCAACACGCTCCTTATTTGCCCATTTCTTTAGGCACTCCAAAGAACAGAACGACCAGTTAACTTGCTCCGAAGAAATATATGTCCCATTGTAGGCAAGCTCATAATGCCCAGCAGCAGCCAACATCGGATGATTGCAAGACAAATCCTTCTCACAACAATCACAAATAATAGATATTTTTCTCATTCCCCTCACCCCTTTGTTTTGATACTGGTTCTTGCTTCTTTGATAGCTGATTCAAGATTTCTTCCGCTTGCGATTACTTTTCTGTCGTAAGCATCTTTGTCTTTGTTGTAATCAAACCGAACAACTACAAAGCCCCAATCCTCATAGGTTCCTCCAACCTCAAACTCAACTCCAAGATAAACATTCTGGTCTGGAAATCCTTTCCCGTCAGTTCCAAGAGAGTTCCAGTAAAGAAAATCAGTTGCAATGTCTCTCATGTTGCTCTCCTTTGTTTTGATACGGACACTAGATTCATTGGTGGCTCGGAGTGTTTCGCCTGTGAATCTTAAGCAGTCCGATAGTTTATCAAGGACACCACCAATGAAATTACGGACACTAAAAAGATTGGACGGCTCATGGTCGCACGTGACTATGGCAGGCAAAACGAAACGCCGCAAGAAAACCCACCACCTAGTTTTACGTGTATGCTCACAACGCCCGTTGCCATCACAACACCGCCCAACACACTATCATAACGAACTCCTAAGATTTGGCCTTGAGGGAGCGTTCAATGATGTTTCTAACATCGTACTGCATCGTTGTCGGAGTTCCGCACCTGTTATCCAAAGCCATAACTTTCTCGTAGATGTCAGCAATCGTAGCCTCCCGCACGGTGCGGATGGCTTGGGTTATTCTCTCCTGCAAATCTTCGGCATCAAAAATAACCTCTCCGTGGTAGTACATCTTCAAACAAGCGTTGAGAAGTTTCCTCGCCACATCCTCATCCTTGCGGGTCATTTGGGTTCCTCCACAATAACGGTGCATTTCATTACGGGTTGCGGGTACGGAGCATTCTCAATCTTGAACAGCTTGGAAATGTGAACGGCATCCTTCTTGGTACGATAGAAAATCTTGGGAATCTTGCCGTTCTTCTTAGCAAGCTCCTTCCAAGGACATCCAATCATCCACATCGTGAATCTCTTATCCTTGCGGGTCATTTGATGCCTCCTTTTCGCTTAGATGTTATATGAGCTAATTCGTTTTCATCAAAGTTACAAAATGACGAGTAGTGAAAAGTAAACTTAACGGCGTAACTAAACCCACGTTTCTTGTTCCAATTTACTTCAGTTATTTCGCCAATCGCTCCTACAACTAACTGATTTCTAAATCCATACCAACCGTGTTTATGGTCAACAGTAATATTTTGTTCCTTTATAATTTGAACCTTCTGCCCAACCTTAAATTTAGACTGAGAAAATAGCTCATCTCTAGCGTCTACAAGTTGTTCTACTTCCCATTTTAAATCGTGAACTCTGGGCATATCATCTATCCACTTCATAATCTTCTTAACAGTATCTAATGTATCCATCTTATCTCCTAAACAGCTTTTATTGTTTTAATGTAAAAATATCCATCTCTCTGTAAACTAACATTTTCTAACGCACAAACCTTCCTAGTATCAAAAGGTTTACAAATAAAGTGCCATCCCTTTGGACTTTCTACTGATTTAATTAAGTGGTTCTCTGGAATAGATTCAAGAATACTTTTAACATCTTTCGTATCAACATCTAACATAAATAGCTTTTCCCCGTAGATACAAGCAGGCTGTAATAAAGCCGACCTCCACTCCATGTCAATATTCGTACAGAGTTCTGGGTGGTCTATTAGCTTTTTCATTAAATACTTCATAGCCTTTTCTGGGTCACGAGCATTCACGGTTTGATGAATTCTCCATTCTCCTCCTCTAGCTAAACATCTCATTTCAAGAAACTTTAAGTCTTCTTCATAATTACGGATAACTTGTCTCATACAACGATGGTCTTGATTTGTACCAGTACGCAAGAGTGCAAGAAAGACGTGTATACTTTGAAGTCTTTCTCTCTGCTCTCTATTACTTCCCATGAGTATAGTCTCCATATATATTAAATTGGGCACGGATGGAATCGAACCACCACTCCGTCTAGCGGAATACAGATTTACAGTCTGCTGAGGCTTAACCAATATCCCCCTCATGCCCTTTAATGGGCGGCTCGGTCTTATTCACCGACATCTCTAGTCGATTTGCCGATTCTTACACCGCCCATGATCGTTAATCCCACACTCTCTTAAACCGTGGGTCTAGCAACTCCCTTAAGGTTCCTTCAACATCACACGGGTAATAGATTGTTTCACCAGTCTTCTCATCCAACATGCAAGTATTCACGCCAAACTGCTTCCAGAACCGCTTCGGCGAGATGTCCCAAAGGGCGGCCCACTTCTCCACAGTCTTGCAATACCACCCATGCTTATGGTCTAGCGGGGGAGCGGTCTGCACCAACAACCTCGCACAATCACCCCTAGAAATCGGTTTCAACTTCTTGGCAGATGGCTTCAATTGCTTGAAAGCAATCTTTGAGTTTCTTTTCATATTTGCGGTGATTCCTTATCTCGTTCTGAATCTCGGTTAACGCTTGGTAAAATTCATGCGCTTTATTCGCCAGAAGGAACTCCCACTTCTCCTCGGGCAACTTGAACCGCATCGTCAAACTAGCCATGCCTGATTCCCTCCGGCGCATAACTGCCACCCACCCTCATCGCCTCTCGGTACTGCTGAATAACAAACACAGAAAAGAAATGTAAGTCAAAATCAAGATTGCGCCGAAGCACCTCATCGTTTTGCCCGTGCTTTTCGACCAGTTTTCCGATCTCCTCGTCTATCCTCGACATGAACTTTTTTTCCATTTCGCAGCTCCCATTCTTTGAGTAAGTTCGGTGCTTTCGTGCCGATGAAGTCCTTGAGTGCTTGAAGTTCGTAATCCACCTTATGAAATGCGTTCCATCCAGCATCACATGAAACCTTTAGAAGCCTGAATGACTCTAAAACATCGTCTAGATTGTTTATATAGCTGTGGTTGAAGGTGATGGTTCCGCATTCAAGATGTTCCATAATCATCTCCTTAGATTGAGGCGTGAATGTCGATGGTGAGTTGAGAATCTTCAAGTTTACCTTCTGAGTATTTCCTTTTCTGTTTTGGAGTTAGCTCAATTTTGACAGTCCCTAAGTCGGTTGGGTTCAGCAACTTCTTCGTCACATAAGACGGCTCATCAACCTCGTATCCCTTGAGGAATGAACCAGTACGGGCGTAGAGCAACTTCTTCTCTCTTAGCTTCAGCGATCCGCACCCTGATTGGAGGCACAACTTGCTCGACATTCCTACCGACTTCTTATGGTCGTGACCCATCAAGTAGATGTTGGCATCAGCGCACTCTGCCATCTGCTGAACTGTGTTTAGGGAACCACCGACTAAGCGTGAAGCTCCTTTCCCGTGGTGACTGAAAATGTCCACTGATGCTGACCACCTTCCTTTCATCTCTTTGTTGTAGGTGAAAGTGACACGAGTGAACGCTGAAGCCCCCAAATATTTGCACTCAAGGAGCTGGCATAGGTACTGGGTGCTTGTCATACCGTTCTCAAAGGTGTAGTGGTGGTTGCCCTCCATCAATCCAATCAGCTTCCCACGCATGAACTTAATGCGGTCATAGAACTTCTTGCACATATCCTTCGCATAATCGTCCATTGTTCGCTGACTGGATTGGTGGAGGTTGATGCTCCGAAGCCCTAACCTCTCCGAATCACTAAACCACTCCATGTAATCTCCCATACCGATGAACATTGCCCGTGGCTTCCCATTCGCCCAATCGCACCACTCCTGCCACATCTCCAAGTGACATCCTGCGTTTCCCTCGTGTATATCGCCAAAAGGGAGGAGGTAGTGCGAGTCAACCAAGTTATCGAATGGCTGCGTGTAGGTCTGGATTGTAAAGATGTCCTCGTTCATTTATCTGACCTCCGCTCTTTTACGCCCATTCCACTCCGACTCCAAGGGCCAATGCAACCCTTCCTCACGCATCTTGTTTATTGACTTCCAAGCTCGTATCCTTCTCGCCAGTTCCAATCTCTCCTTGGAACCTTTCTTTGCTCCACGCCTCATCAATCACCCCCATTGTGATTTGTACTGATTGCTCGTTGCTTTGGATTTTATTACAGCTAAAAGACCACACCTGAGAATCATCAAAGCCGCATTTCTCACTCACCGCATCCACAACAACCTTTACTAAATTCTGAACATCCGACTTCTTCTGCTTTCCGTTCTTGAAATACCACTCATTCCTTACATCCATATTTAAGTAGACCTTACAATCAGGTTTACAATCAAAGCGGGGGATTAAGAGCTTCGCCTTAGACTTCCAGTACCTCGCATCATTGGTAAGGTAGACAGAACGAGTGCGGAAGTTGATGCCGTATAACCCATTCATCGAAGGGGGGAATGGTAGTTTGAACGATAGGGGAGGGGGTAGCTTGGTGGAAAAGGTGGTAACCACCGTGGATGCCACCCCCTGATCCCTATCGTTTGACATTGTTACGCCTTCCTCCAGTTAACCAACTTTTCACGGAAGGTTCCATCTGCAACGTACTCTCCGGCCTCGTTCTTGACCTGATTCTCTTCGTGGCGAATGTCCACCAGAAGTTCTCGGTCAATAAGAACCTCAAGAAAGGCATCGTTCACCGTCACAGACTTGATGTCGATGTCGAGAGCTAAGCACAGCTTCTTGAAGTTGAGGAGATACTGCTTCGTCTGCCACCACTTTGAAGTCTTCACCGCAGTATCGCACCAGTACGGCAAATCCATCATCGAAGTGAACATCGGTTTATTCTTGTACTTCACCTCCTCGGTTCCAGTGGCGGGGTCGATGACGGAGATGCCATCAACAATCCGCAGTTCCAGTTTAAGGCTCTTAATATCACCGTTCTTGCTCGTCATCGTGCCAGCCTTCGCAATCTTCATTAAAACCCCGCTACTGGCCGGAACGATCTGCTTCTGCTCTTTGACATCGGTCAAATCCCCCAATGCCACTTCTTCCGTCACTTGAACATCGTCCATCTACTTCGCCTCCTTGGTTGTTGTTGCTGTTGGTTGATAAAGAGATTTAATAATCGCCTCATAACTTATCGACTCGACAGTCTCGGGTAGCCCCACATTGTTCTTAGCTGCTTTTCCACCGCTGGGCTTACAGCGGGCCGTGTACTGATACTTGTCGGTTCCCACCTTCTTCGATTCGAGGAAGATCGAAGCATTGAAGAGTGATGCCGCCTGATTTCTAAACCCTCCCAAAGTTTGAGAAATGATTCGACCTGTCTTGGCGAGTTTTCCATCGGAGTCCTCCACTTCTTCGTCTTGTTCGTGACAATTGACAACGACATGGCAGGGGAGTGATACCACTTCCGTCAAAATGAAGCGGTAGAGCCATCTGCTTAAATTGCCGAACATTGATTGAGTGTCCACGTTGCCCGTCTTCGGCGAAACCGTCTTCTCATACTTCTCGATGTACGCCCACCGATTGACTGATAGGTGAGTCAGATTATCGAGTATGAATGTTTCAATCTCTCCCTTCTTTGCCTTCTCCCGCATATCTCGGCAGAACTGTTCCAAGCGGGTGAAAGTGGCCTTAACATCCTCGTCCTGACTGAGAATGAACTGGTCAGCAACAACCATATTCTCAATCAAGGCCGGATTGCTGAGGGCCGTTGTCAGTCCATTCGGTTCGATTTGAGCGTAAGCAAACTTCGGGAACGTCATTGAAAAGAACGTCTTACCAACACCGAACCCGCCGTTTGCCAACACCTTGAGCTTCACCTTACTTCTATCACTTAACAACTGCTCCTTCGTAATGACCATCACTGGCCTCCTTTAGCCTTTTGGTTTTTGTTGATATAGAGCTTGTAGTAACCCCTCATCACAGCCGGACAGACAGAAAGGGTAGAATTGACAATAACCACACAGCGACCCAAAAGCCTTCGGATAGCATCCATTCTCGGCGCTAAACTGCATCAGCCGCTCCCATTGAGCGTCCGACTCCATCCACATTTTGAGTTGCTCATCGGTGCGGTTGAAGATTTGTCTTTCAAACTTGCTCCAGTATCCCGCAGGCTCCTCCTTGTACTTGCGGCTCCGATAGCCAAACGAGATGCCGTTAATAATGGCCCCCGCACAGCTCCCGAACTCGTCCTTGACGAATTTCGTGTAGCGAGATAACTGGGAGTCAATTTCAAACTTCTTCCAGTAAAAAGGGGAGAACGCTTTGGTCGTTGTTTTGTGATCCCAGAAGTACAGCGAGGAGGAGGGGATATGCTCTGCAACCAAATCAATGTGCAACTCATGGTTCCCCGTCAAAGTCTCGACCTTCCCGCTCAATTCAGTGGCAATGACCCGCCAATCAGCGTCCTTCTCCTTGTACCAATCAAGGTACGCTTCCAGAACCTTTAACCCTGATTCAGTTGAGTACTCCTTTTTCTCGCTCATGTCGTTAGGCATCACCGATTGAAAGGCTTCAGCTATGGCGGCACTACCTTTGTAATGCTCCTCCAAAGCCTTGTGAATCGCCTGACCGAACACTTTCGCCACCGATTCCTCGCCGTCCTCTTGCTTGACCCATCCTTCATCCTGTAGCTTTGACTTGAACGGGCAACTATTGAAAGTGCTGATCGCAGACCACCTCATTGATGTATCCTTTCTAAGCCGATCTTCTTGCCGTAGCTTGATAGGGCGGGGGAATTAAAGTCTGACATATTGACGAACTCTGTATTTACTTCAACCATCCCAACCGCAACAGAATTGGAGTGATCTTTACACCTTGAGAAATCAGCGATGTGGCGGGTCTTTTGGTTGTACGGATCATGCTCAAACAATCTCATGCACTCCCCGCAAATAACGAATCCATTATCCCCGCCACGGTTGTAAGTCCTCGCCCCCTGAATCCTGGTCTTATTCTTCTTAGCACCAAAAGCCCACTTGTCGGGATTGATATTCGCTAATTCGTCTTTAATCGCTTCAATCTTGGTGTAAAGCTCTGTTTCCTTATTGCGCCATTCTTCGCTGACAGCCTTGACCCCTAAGTCAAACTGTCTAACCCTATCCTCAAACAAATCGTTGTACTTCGCCTTCAAACTGTTCATTTTCCTCACCAATTCAGCCTCTCTCATAGCTGAATCCCCCATATGGTTAGTTGTTCACTTTAAAGTAAAAAGTAATCAAAATTTAATGCCCTCCTCTTCTAGTTTTTCCCTAAACTCTGCCATACCAAGACCATCATCAACAATACGTCGAATTTCCAATAAACGCTGTCGGTTCAAATCATCAACCCAATGTTTCAGATAGGTGAGTTGCTGTTCAAACACCCATTCTTTATCGTTCATCTTCCACCTCCTCGGCTTCATCTCCCGTCAATTCATACTCTTTGCAGAAAGCATCAATCATCGGCTCCCCAAGCTTGAAGAAACTATTCGGCAACTGATCAAAAACAATTTCGACAGCATTTTGTTCCGCAACGTCACGACCAGACTTGTAATTACTGTTAAAAGCTCCCTCAACAGCAATCTTGAAACTAACCACAACCTCAACCACAGCCTTATACTGGTGCATTACATCCCTCCGATCGTGCAAACACTTCTTCTCTATCACGGTTTCCATTTGTTCCTCTTTTCCCTCTATTTAAGTAGAGCTGCGTTCCGATTGGAGCTAAAACGGGATGGATTACGGCAGTTTCAGGTAGGTTTGAGGCAACTTCTGATAAGATACGAGGATAAAAAAAGTTAGGATTTTCAGCTAACTTACGAGTATGATAGGCTTGATTTTTCTGTTCTGGCTGTAATTGATACGTCCCATAATGTATCTCTTGAAAAGGAGAAAAAAACGAGGAAATCCTATTATTTCTTACGAGCGTCAATCTTTTTATTTTCTGGTCTGTATAATCCGCATTGTAATTCTTTACATCTTCTGTCGTATAAATCCATGAGGATATTGAGGTGCTTCCTTCGTGATCCCCATTCACCTTTAGACCAAGCATCAATACACCTCCAAGAGACATCTAACTCTTGCATCAATTTCCACTTGGAGTAACCCATTTCTCGAAGACGATTGACTAGAGCTTGCGTCTGTGATTCCGTATATATCACCTTCTATCATCCCACCACAAATCTGAATCTTAATCACATCTCACCTTGCACCTTTTATTATACTCTGTTTCCTTATTGTTACAATTCAAACTATATCAAATCATCGGCAGTTATCAAACACGATTTAGACTATTTCTTGATATTTTTTTCTATCCTCTATATCGACCTTTGAGTTTAAAACTAAACAGGTAATATAATCAGTCATTTCCATCCAAGCCTCGGACTCAATGTTATGTCTAACACAGCACTTTTTACAAACAACACTGCAAAAAGAGCAGTCCCATGAGTGATCGAAATTCATGTCCTTTGCAGCCCTATTTTCACCACAAATATCACACACCAAAACAGGCGCAAAACCGTGTCTTTTTTTAGCGATCTGAAAACCCATTTTTTATGATCCTTTTTGATAAAAAAAATAGGGGTGGGTAATGAAACACCTTAGTAATATATTACCTATATATAAGGTGCGATTACCATTCCCCTGCTTTTTTTGACCCTCTGTATAGACAAACGACCTGGGTAATGCAAAAAGTGACCCCATTACCTTACCCACCCCATATTTCACACTTTTAACAATACTTTTTAAAGTATCTTTCATAAGTCAATTTTGGACAAGATTTTATACTCCGCATTTTGTCCATTTCCTTTCAAATTTTCGATCTTTTTTTCCTTCAATAATTTCTTAATAATATGGGTCAAAAGGTGGCTTGTTAGGTTCAATTCAATCTCTTTTGCGTGGTGTTCTATATCTGCCTTTGTGAACGTCTGCCCCATGATAAAGAGGTGATTGATGTACTTGTGAATCTGAACCGTCTTAGTTACAGGGGTATGCTCCTGATCTAGCGTTGAAATATAAAACTCGCTATCGAATATAAGGGGGAGCGGGGAGTAGATACAGGTATAGGAGTCCTTCTCTTTTGCCCATATAGTGCCTTTTAAGCCCTCTTTTATGTGCATGATAGAGGTACACATTGTCGATAGGTTCTTATTGCCGTAGAAGTCCTGTCCCTCACGCTTGGCCGTTTTCTGGTTCCTTTGGCCTCTGTTCTCGTGATGGAAAAAGGTAACGGAGCAGTTAAACTTGTTCATTACCAACGTCAAAAAAGTCCTAATCATAGCAACAACGGAATCCTCCTTCATATCGCCAGTACAAAGAGCGTTAAGAGGATCAAAATAAACATGGTCAATGCGCCCGTCAAATTGATACCTTGCTATATCGTTAAGTATTCCTATACAAACAAGGTGGTTTTTCTCATTGGCAAGGTTATACCCCTGAAACTTTCCAGTTATGTGGAAGTTCTTAAAATCAAAGTTATGCTTCTCATTCATTATCTTGATACGTTGAAGAGGCTCGTTCTGGTGTCTCTCTCCTACGACATAGATAACATTCTGCCTTCCATGTGTTTGAAGATGCCCAAAAACAGGAAGCCCATGCGCCTGTTCTAACGCTGATTGGATACCCATCATTGATTTTCCAAGCCCGTCTGTCGCATACCACATATTTAGACTATTCTTAGCGATCAAGCCCTCGACAATCATATCCACCTTGCCCGAAAAATCATGGACGCACTTTGCCAAGATATCGCCCCCCAAAGACCATCCATCTGGATCGAGAAACTTAATATCATGTGTCGTTATTGTCGCTGTCTCTGGCGTAGATGTGGCAGTTTCTTCACGCTCTTTTTTTAGCTCCTCTAAAAACTCCTTTGCTTCTTGATAGCCATCCATTAACGGACTCCTTTTTTTAAGGTGGCCTCCCCCCTTGATACGCTCGGCAGTTTCTGAGAGAGAGTCGTACCAAGTAGGGAAGGGGAGGCCGATACATTAGAAATCATAATCGTGTCTCCTTATTGTCGGATATTAGCTTTAGGCAAGCATAACGCACAAAGCTTGATAGGGTCATTCCTGATGACATAGCGAAGTCTTCGATCATGCGCTTATGAACCTTCTCAAGCTTGATATTGATGTGATCGATCTGCTGAAGCTTCTTAGTGCCTTTTGGTCGTACCATTTTTTTGCCTCTCTCTCTTTTTCAGATTATCAAATTAGCCGTTTTAATCAATCTAAAATCAGGGTTTATTTCAGTTCTGGCAGTACATTTGACCGCTGACGGTGAAACATTGATACTGTTGCCCGTTGACGTTCACGGTGGTCAATAACAGTCCAATAAAGGCCATTAGATAGACGATATTCATAACGTCCCTTTCTGCCCTCTAAAGGGCTTTGTGGCCTCGCTAGGAGGCTTTAATTGTTACAGTCCCAAAGCTTGGTTTATTAGTGTTTGTTGTTTCAATATCTGGACACAAAATCTTCTTTCTTCGTTTTTTGTTAAAATCTTCGTCTGTTAAGTGAAGGCACATCAAGCAAACAAAATATTTTATTAAATTGTCTGCCTCTTCACGATAATCTTTTGCGCAAGCTGTTTGTTTTCCGCAACATTCACAGTTCATACCCTCACCCCTTGTTGTTGTGTTAGGCGTTAGCGTTAGTTATCCGTATACTTGTAAACATCGAAGGTTTTACCGCTAGCAACACGTTCAAACTTTCCGCCAATAAACTTTCCAATGTCGTAATAGCACGAAGTCCCAACCCCACCATTGAATGACGGCTTGCTGATATAGCCATTCTCTGACGGTTTCTGCGTTTCTGTGCCGTAATAATAAACTCCATACGGATGGCTAACCTTTTCCGCATTGATACGGCTCTTTAATTCATGCGCCTCGTAAAGTTTATAGCGAAGGAACGAGTTAAATATCTCCGCTATGACTGTGCTTTCCTTGTCATACCCGCAACCAGAAGCGGTGTAGCCATTCCTACGCTCAAAGGTGCCATCCTTAAAAGCAACCTCTGCCTCTGCACTTGGATTCATGCCCCATGTTCTGGACTTGCGCCATTCGATGGTAATTTTCAATTCCTTGACGGGCTTCTGTGCCTTATGCGCTTCAACCTCTGCCATTTCCTTTTTGATTCTGTTTGCAAGCTTTCTAGGTGTTAAGGTTTCCATGTCCCTATCCTCTTTTCTTCCCTTGCGGGATTATTGGTTTATAGTGATGCTCTTTGCTTTGATAATCTTCCATTCCAAAGCAGACTTGGCGGGCTTCTTTCCTATGAGATAGGAATACTCCGCCAGAGCATTTAGAATGTGATAAACTTCTTTTTTCGATAGCTTCATAACTCCCCCATTCCCGCTTAACGGGTTTATTGATTCCATTCAGGTTTAAAAGCTGGAACTGAGTAGTTGCTTGGCACATCCTTAAACAACTCCATCCATCCAAGCAGGGCATCATATTGACCGCTTGTTATGCTATCCTTCAATGCTTTTAATTCGTTTGCCGTGTAAAGTGTCATAAACCCTCCTTATCGTTGTGTTGCGTTGTCGATGGCACTCTTCAAAGTCTTAAGCCTTAAATCTGATATGTTCCAGTTCCTATCCTTGCCCAAAGCTTCGTAAGCCTCACGGCAAGCCTCAAGCAAAGCCTCGTGATTATTGACGGCCTTGACGATGAGGGAGGCGTTAGCTTGCGCCTCTTTTAATGGTCGGGACCCGATAAAGCTTCCTTTGCATCGGCAAAGCATTTCATTCTTTCCGTTGACTATATCAACAACATCTTGTGAACCGCCTTCAAATATCTTCCATGGCCTCGGCGTTGCTTTATCGATTGAGTTTGTCATTTGGATTGCTCCTTTATTTTTAAAGAGTTTGGGTTTCCGCGCCAATACCAATTAGAGATATCTGACAGGGTTGTTTTCTCATCAGTCTCAAAAAATCTCGCATCCTTCTGATAGTCTCCTTTCTCCGGTTTAATTCTTGTCGGCATCATAGAACCGTCTTTAAAAAGCACTATGTAAACTTTATTCATTTTCTTCTCTGCCTCCTCTGGTTTGTTTACTGCATTGCTCTCTCTCATGTCTACACTATAACCTATCGACTAATTAGTGTCAATACTTTAATGCAATTATTTTAAATTTATTTTCTATAGTAAAACCTCAATTTGTGTTTGATTTTATGGTATATCAATATGCTATAATAATAATATGAATAAAGATAATATAGAATCTCAAAGAGAGCGGATAGCATTACAGTATGTAGAGTTACTAGTTACCGCTTATATCCCTAAATTAAAGCCGGTTATTACGGCCTATAAGTCTAATAGTGGCTGTAATGCTGAATAAACGCAAATAAAGACCATTTGAACAAAAGTCATGGCTGACTATGTATCAAGGTCTAAAAGTCGCTTAGATAGGCAATTCCGCAAAGCTTTCGCAAGGGAAGTAATCAAACAAGGATTCAATCCAAGAAAAGCATATAAAGCAATGCGTCCTCATGTTACTGATGCAACAGCATCTACCAATTCATGCAAGCTTATGAAAACCCAAGACGTTCAACAGGAATTAGATAGCATCCTGAGACGGATCACTCCTGAATATGTCCTAGACGGGATTGAACGGATAGCAAAAGAAGCCAAGAAGGATGACACAAAGCTGAACGCTTGGGTAGCACTAGGACGCTATCTATCGCTATTCAAAGATAGTCCTACCAGCCAGACTGCGGTGATTAATGCAATTGATCTGGACTCTATCAAGAAAGAGCTGGCTAATAAGTCCGATAAGAAGCAGATAGATACAACTCCTGATATCTCTAAGTCTAATGATAGTAACAAGATAGAGATTATAGAGTCCGATAATATATGTTATGACAATAAGGTAGAATCTGATGGTGTGGAGGGGAGTACGGCTCAGCCCCCCACGGGGGTCTAAATTTATACTTACGGGCTTTCGGAAAATTACATACAAAATTTGAAGTGTGTTATAAACAGCTATAAGTTGATAGTTCCTAGGAGTACACATGAAGTGTGAGTGTTGTGACAGATCGGAAGCGATATGTGACGATTACAGGCCGAGGAAGGATTTACACGAGAGCAAGTTTGAGTACACCTACAAGACTCCGCTGAGTTGTTATACGAAGTATCTTGTGTGTAACGAGTGCTTTCATGCTGAGGATAAGCGATTCTTCCAAAGTTTGGCAAAGACTGAAAAACAGCTCGCCGAAAAAGATGCATAAGTTGTTTAGTTTCAACATGTTACAGAGTAAAACATACCCTTTTTATAAGTTATTGATACTAAACGAGTTATGAAAATAAAAAAAAGTATGCGTGGTATGACATTACCTGACGGAAAAGTGGCTTAAATGGCCTCTAATTGCGATATAGACAACGAACACGACGAATGGCTGGCCGAGAAGAGGGTCTATTACTGGCATAAATGGTGGCAGCGTGTCGTTAGGCGGCAGTTAAATGCGTCTACCAGAGTTCCAACTGAGGATTTAGATGAGGAAGTGCGGTTCCAAGAAGCGAAAACCGAGGCGTTGAGTGGCAAGTAAGGAAGATTTAGTCGAAATTACGAAGGGTTGCATACAAGACATCCACTTCTTCGCTAAACACTTCCTTCCGAATCTACTCTCAAGTGAAGTTCCTGAGTTTCACAAGGAGATGTACGGGCTTCTGAAAGGAGAGCAGAGGCTCGTTATGGCAGCTCCCCGTGGGTTTGCCAAAAGTACCATCTCTAGCGTCATTTATCCGATATGGATCGCTTGCTTTGCGATGAAGAAGGACGTTTGCATCATTTCCGCATCCGAGACTTTAGCTGTCGAGATGATGCGAAGGGTCAAAAGAGAGCTAGAAACCAATGAAAAGATACATGCACTTGTGGGAAAGCTCAGGACTGATAAGTGGTCTGAGTCTCATTTTATTACTACCACTGGTGTTAGCTTTAGGGCTCGTGGTGCTGGTGGTCAGATTCGTGGTTTCCGTCCTGATTGTCTCATCCTCGATGATATTGAGACGGATGAGCTTGTTGAGAGTGAGGAGCAGCGCAAAAAGCTGAAGGAGTGGCTCTTTAAGGCGTGTTTGAACACCCTGCTCCCTAACGGCCAGTTCATCTTGATTGGCTCAATCATTCATCCGCTGGCCGTCTTGAGTGATTTGCTCTTAATGGACAACGGCTGGACTAAGCGTAAGTATCAGGCATACAAAGATGCGAAGCAAGAAATTGGGTACGAGCTGTGGCCCGCACTATGGCCTCACGATAAGCTTCAAGCGAGGAAAAGAGAAATTGGGAGTTTTGCTTTCAGCTCCGAGTATCTCAATGATCCGATATCTGACGAAACGGCATCTGTTAAGCCTCACCAAATCAGGTACTGGAAAGAGCTGCCCGACCAGTTGTCACTCGTAATAGCAGTCGATCCCGCTTATTCGGAAGACCAAGCGGCTGACTACAAGGTGGCGGCTCTTGTAGGAATTGACCAACAGATGAATAGATATCTGGTTTCCTACATCCGAACTCACGCCCAAGTCGGTGAGTTCATTCATTCCATTCTTAATCTGTGGGTGATGAACAGAGGAAAAGTAACTGGAATCGGTATTCCGAACAGTGGAACCGAGAAACAGTTCTTCCAGTCGTTTCTAAAAGAGGCAGAAAACAGAAAACTTTACCCACCCGTTATGGAACTGAAGAACTCATTCATTACCGCATCGGGCCAGAAAGTAAGAACAAAGAAACATCGCATTACCGCAGCCCTGCAACCTTTATTTGAAGCGGGGAAGTATTACATCAACTCGTCACACATCGAAGCCTTAGATGAGCTTCTGACAATCGGTTCATCTCGGTGGGATGATTTGGTGGACGCAATGTGCTACGCCGAGCAACTACTTACACCAGTATTCATCGAATCCGAGAAGTTTGCAGAAGTAAATCCAATAAAGGTCACATCTAATTATGGCTACAACTAAACGTAAAACAGTAACTCAGGATAAAGACGAGCTTTACGAGTCTATCAACTCAAAGATTCAAGACTCGTTACAGGACTCCTCTACTTGGACGCAGAATCAGGACAAGTGGCATAAGCTTCGCATGCGAATCAAGAAGGAGAAGACATTCCCATTCGTTGGTTCAAGTAATTTAAGGATGCCGACAGGGGAAACTAAACTCCGTAAATTAAAAGCGTCCCTTGTGAATGTCCTCTTCGGCATCCGACCCGTTGTTCAAGTCGTTCCTTCGCCGTCTGGCACTCAGGAAGTCGCCCACAAGATTGAGAAGTTCTTAGACCACATCATAATGGACAAGATTGGTTTCAAGAAGACCGCCACAATCGCCATTGACCAGATGCTAGAGAAAGGTTTCTACGTCCTTAAACCGTACTGGCGCAATGAAGAGATGACACGCTTAGAAGAGTTTGGTTTGGAGGATATGGACGAGAATGAGGCTATCGCTTTCTTCTCTCCTGAAACTCCCGCTGAGATGTTGCTTCAGCACCTAGTCGAGAAGTTAGAGGTAGATACCAACGAGCGAGTTGTAGATGACAATGTGAAGCAATTAGAGAGCGCAATCGCTTCGCTGAAGAGTGGTAAAGAGAAAGTCACCATCAAACTGCGTGATGTTCTTTGCGACTACCCCGATGTTGCGCTTTGCAGCCCTGAAAGAATCTACGTCCCCTCCGACTCTGGTTACAACCCCCAAGAGTGCGCCTTCGTTGTCCATGAGTTTTACCTCCCTCTTCGTCGCCTAAAGGAAAACGCAGAAGGCAAGGGTTGGGACATGGCTGCTGTGGAAGAGATTGAGTCGTGTAAGGATATTGATCTCCGCAAAATGTCCGACATTACCAAGGATAAGCGAGAGGGCATTAGCCGCCTCAATAACGCTTCCGAATTGGTGAAGGTGTGGGAGTTCTACGGCTGGCACGATATTAACTCTGATGGCGTTGATGAGAAGGCGTTGGTTACTTTAGCCCCTGAGTTTAGCAAGGTTCTTCGTAAGATCACACTCCCTTACGATAATGGTAAGTTCCCATTTGTGAAGATGTTCTACGAGCTTTGCGATGATCGCTGGTTTAGTCATAGGGGCATCATCGAAATCATCGAGGATATTATCAAGGAAATTGATATTCAGCACATGCAGAAGCTCGACCAGCAAACGATTCGGAACGCTCCGATGTTCGTTTACAGGGCTGGCATGGTGAATCCGAACCTAGTTCAGTTCATTCCGAACCAAGGAGTCCCGATTCATGGCATGAATCCGCTGAATGACACCTTGCAGATTCTGAACAATAACAACCCGAATGTTGAGTTCAGCTACGACAAGGAAGAACAAATCCTAGAAGGAAAGATTCAAGAGCTGATTGGACAGACCGACTTCACTTTGCAGAGCATGGTTAATAAACGCCAGCCTAGAACTTTAGGCGAGGTTGAACTGCAAGCTCAATCTCAGCAGACCGTGTTCTCGCTGGACTCTGATTTAGTGCGTGAATCGATGAATGAACTCTTCAACTGGATTTGGGATTTATGGTGTCAGTTTGGTTCTGATTACTACGAGTTCTCCTACTTTGGAAAAGAAGGCTGGGAGAAAATAAGACTGAGCCGAGAAGAAGTGCAGGGGAAGTGGACTATCACTGTAAGAGGAACAGATAACAACACGAATCCTCAGATGCGTATTCAGAAGGCGCAAACGATGATCCAGATGTGTTCCAATCCTGTTGCCTTGCAGATGGGAGTGGTTGGCCCGATGCAGCTCATGGAATCCTACAAGCGAGCGTATCAGGAGATGGACATTTCCGATTGGCAGAAGCTTGTTAATCCGCAGCCTCAGCCTATGCCTAATCCAGACCAGCAGCAACAAGAACCGCCCGAACCCTTGATTGTTCCGAAGTTCGCTGATTTGGAGGAGGGTGAACAGGCGCAAGTATTGACCTCCCTTGGAATCAAGCCAGACATAGATTCGATGATGCTTAACCGCCAGAAAGAGTTAGCGGAACTTCAGCACACCGTGAAACTAGGTGAGAACGAACACGAGCTAGAGAAAGTGCGCCTCATGTTTGAGGCAGCGAAAACCAACAGAGAGTTTCAACTAAAGGAGCAAGACATCAATGCCCGTTCACAGGAACGACTCAGTAAACAAGAGGAAAGAGGAACTGATTCAGAAGATTGATGAGTGTACTAGGGTCGTCCGAGAGGTGGACGGCTCTGAGGCGTGGAAGATTATTTTCAAGGATTTTGAGAGGCAACGCCAACTCATCGATGATAACTGGCAGGGAGTCTTCGACGCTAAGAAGCTAGATGAACTACGCATTACGAAATTGGCAGTAAAGAGTCTACTGGACTTGATTGCCACCTATAAACACGACCTTGAAGTTGCTAAAGATGAACTTCATAAAATTAACAATCCTAACGCTGTGCTTAATAAGTACTACGATGGCGAATCAAACTACGAACAATGAAATAGACCCAGCACTGATAATGCTCCTGACTCAGTATAACTTTGCTGAGGCGGCGAATCAACCCAAGGAAACTTGGGCTGGTAATACCTTTGCCGCTCTCAACAGGTTGAAATCTGGAAAGTTTGGTGATGATTTACCTTCCGTACTCAAAGGAATGTCTTCAGCCATTCAAAATAACTCAAAGCAATGGCAGATTGCAACTGGTCAGATTCCAAGAAATGAATACGAGCAAAAAAGATTCAAGCAAATACTACAGCAACAGTACGCAATTATGAATGGTTCGATTGAAAATCCAATCGGTGATGCGATGCACTTTGAGAATGTTAAATCATTCGGTTTGCCTAAATGGGCTAAAGGTGCAAAGAAAGTCGCAACGCTTGGTGACCATGTTTATTTCTCTGGTGTTAAATGAGACTAGAGGTTCGCTGTAAACGATGCAGAAAATTGCAATTTATCGCCACGAGCGAAGCAAACATATCGGGTATCGAAATAAAGTGTACCCGATGTAAGCACATCAATGCTTACACTTCGCCTGATGAGGCGTTACTCATCAACAAAAAACCCACTGAGGAGCAACAATGGACGAACAAGCCAAGGATGTAGTCGCAGAGTCATCCCCTGCACCCGAAACAGAAACACAGGCCGTCACACCTGAGACTACGGCCACTCAGGAAACTAACGTCCCTGCTGACGAGGGTAAAAGTCAGGAAGCTCAAGTTGAGCCCGTAGATGAACATGGGGTTCCTTGGAAGAACCGAGCGTTTGAATGGCAAAGAAAAACGCAGGAGCTTTCAGAGAAACTCCCCGAAATCATTCAGGGCGAGCTTCAGAAGTTCAAGACAGACTTTCAGCAACCGCAGCAGAGGAAGTATACAGTTGCAGAGCTGGAAGCCTTCGCCCAACAGTCACCCGAATATAAACCGTGGGTGGAAGAACAGAAGGCGCAACTCCTCCAAGAGAAATTGCTTTCCAGCATCGACGAGAAGTTGAAGGCCAAGGAAACCGAAACACAGAAGATGTCCCAGAGACAACAGGCTGAAGCCGCTGTCTATCGGCAATTCCCGAACATGTTCACTAAAGATGCGTATGGGAACGTCACATGGAACTCCGCAGACCCGATGACACAGCGGGTAGCGCAGTACATGAACGATCCTGATATGAAATCCCATCCACGAGGCATTGAAGTGGCTGCAAAGATGGCCTATGCCGATTTAACGATGAGCGGTATTCCCGTTCAAGTTAAGAAGGAGCAAGCCATGAAAACTCAGATGAAATCATTAGAGAAGAAGGTGATGACTGAGGGCGGGGGTAAGCCAGTTGTGCAGAATACTTCCCCGATGAGAAAGAACTTAGACCGTTTAGCCCAGACGGGAAATATAAGGGACGCTCAAGCTGCCGTTGCGGAATATTTTAGAGCGATTGGGCAATTAAAGGATTAAAGGAGTTTTTATGACGTTTACATCAGGCACTGGTGCATACCAGTACGATGACAAAGCAGTACGGGAGGATTTGCTCTCCGTTCTTACGAACCTGTCTCCGACGGAAACCCAGCTCGTTAGCGGGCTCGGTCAATCCTCGGCGGCTTCGGTTCTTCACGAATGGCTGACGGATACTCTCGGTTCCGTTAAGACGAATGCGGCGACTGAAGGTGCGGATTTTGCATATCCGACCCTGACGAACCCCACCCGTCTGTTCAACTATACGCAAATCTTCACGCAGCCTTATCAGGTTTCGGGAACTGAGCGTTCGGTGAACACGGCGGCCTTCAATGATCGTTTCTCCTATGAAGCGACCAAGGCCATGAAGATGATTAAGAATGACATGGAGTACGCTGTTCTCCGTGGCTCTCTTGCTTGCGGGACTGGTTCTGCCGCTCGCCGTCTTCAGGGTATCAAGAACTTCCTGTCGCTTGTGACGAGTCAGTCGGGCGTTTCGATGTCTGAAAACACGCTCAATGACATGTTGCAGACGCAGTGGGACAACGGTTCTGAAACCAATGCCATCTACGGCGGTATGTACATCAAGCGGAAGATTTCTGGTTTTACCGCTGGTGCTACGAAGAATGTTGAAACCACGGATCGTCGGCTCGTTAATTCCGTCGATGTCTATGAAGCCGATGCGGCGAAGCTTGTTAAGCTCTTCGCTCATCGCTACATGACCATCGCTGGTGACACGAACTACGATGTCATGGGTCTTGACGAGGATAAATTCCGCATCGCTTATCTGCGGAAACCTCAGACTCTGGAACTCGCTAAGACGGGTGACAGCGATAAGGGCGCAATCCTCACCGAAGCAACGGTTGAGTGCTTGCACCAGAACGCTGGATTCCTGCTTAAAGCGGTTCTCTAAGCATGACGGTAAGGGCGGGGGGAGCAATCTCCCCGCCTTAACCCCTTGAGGGATTGATGCTGATTAAAACGAACAATAAATGGGATGCAGTACGAGCGATGATTAACACGCTTCTAAAAGACAAGACGCTCTACTGTAACGAGTGCGGTCAGGATTATGTGGATGGGTCGTGTTGTGAGCGACCTCACATTGGAAGACACGCAGATTTCGTGCAAGACATCATTTGCCAGAACAAAGACGTTATCGCCACAAGGCTAAACGACACTGGTTCTAATAAAGATAAGACGATGCGTTGGGGATTGAGTTTGCCGCCTAGATTCCTAGCCGAACTAGAGACTGGCTTCAAGTCAATGTATCAGGAGAAGTTGTTCAAAGATGCACACGAGATGCACCGTTTCATGAGAGAGTTCCCCGTTTTCGCAACCTGTTCAAAGGTCTAGGAGAGCCAGATGCTAAAGAAGCACACCGTTGGTCTTGGGATTATTTGTAAGGATGAAGTAGAACAGATTGACCGTATCTTGGCGAAGTATTCGCAGTTCTTCGATAAGGTGCATATCACTATTACCAATCCTTCCAAGAGAAAAGAACTAGAGAAAGTCATCAAGAGCCACGGTGCTGAATGCTCCTACTTCGATTGGATTGACGACTTCTCGGCGGCCCGTAATTTTAATAAGGCCCAGCTCAACACGACCTACATCTTCAGAATGGACGCTGACGATGAGATTGAGAATCCTCAAGAGATTCAAGGGATTCTTGATAATGCTGCCGCTAACGATCTAAACATTATTTACTGCTACTACGTTTATAGCCGTGATGACCACGGCGTGTGCAATGCGGCGCACTGGCGTGAAACGATGTACAAGAACGATAACAATCTGTTCTGGAACAAGAAGATTCACGAGAACATCTTGGTTCGCAACACCACTGGACACAGGATTGATTTAAACGAGAAAGTTCGCATCGTTCACAAGGTTGACGCTGACCACGCCCTTCAATCAGCTTTACGAAACATCAAGTATTTGTTGAAAGAGTACAACCAAGATGGCGACAAGACCGATTCCCGAACTTTGGCTTATCTTGGAAGAATGTTCATGGGTGTTGGCGACTTTGAGAGAGCCATCATCTTCCTCAAGAAACACATCGAAACAAGCGGGTGGGATGAAGATAGGTATTACTCGTGGTGTTGCCTAGCTGAGATTTGTAAGCAGCGTGGTGAGTATGACGTTGCCATTGGTGCGGCAATGGAAGCGTTGCAGGAGCGTCCAGATTATCCTGATGCTTACCTTCGATTGCATGACATCTACTTTGACATGAAAGATTGGAAGAAGGCTCTTATCTGGGGCAAGCGTGGATTAGAGATTCCGCTCCCCAAGACATTCATGCTGATTGATCCGTCCAGTTACACATGGCGGCCCGTTCTTTCTCTTGCGTTCACTTACTTTCAGCTCTCTGATTTTGAGACGGCGATGAAGTTGCTGATGGTTGCAAAGAAGGAAGTTCCCGACCTCGACTGGATTAAGGATAACGAGAAACTATTCGTTGAGGCGTTGGACAACAAACGCTTCGTAGAACACTTCATGTGGCTCTATCGCTACCTTGACAGCAAGAAGCACCCGAAGATGTTGAACTTGTTTGAGGTGATTCCCGATGGCCTTCGTGAGTGCGATTTATTGTTTGGGCTGAAGAATAAGTATAAAGAGCCTAAGAAATGGGCTGACGACTCGGTCATCATTTTCTGCGGAATGTCTGCCGAGCCGTGGTCGCCGAAGATGGTTGAGACTGGTATTGGTGGTAGCGAGGAAGCCGTGATTCACATGGCTAACAGTCTTGCACGAATCGGCTGGAAAGTGACAGTGTTCTGCAACTGCTTGGGTCAGGAAGGGAAGTATGGTGATGTTGATTACAGACACTACACCGATTTCCACCCAAGGGATGAACATAACATACTAATCGGCTGGCGCAACAACATCTTCACCTTTGACATCAAGGCGAAGAAGAAGATTGTTTGGTTGCATGATCTACCTTCAAACATTGACTTGAGTAAGAACGGGATTGGTTGCTTTGACCGCATCGTTGTCTTGAGCGAGTATCACAAGAAGATGCTAATTTCCGCACTAGACCCGATGCCTTTAGAAGAGTTTAAGAAGTTTGAGGAGAAAATCTTCGTCAGCACGAATGGCATCAACGCTGAAGATTTCAAGGATTTGGTGACGAATAAGAAGCCGCACCGAGTCATCTACGCTTCTAGCTACAACAGGGGATTGGAAACCATCCTCAAGATATGGCCCGAAGTGAGGAAGCAATTACCTGACGCAGAGCTTCATTGCTACTACGGATGGCAAGTGTATGACGAGTTTGTGAGAGCTGGATTAATCAAGGAAGACGGCTGGAAGAATAAGATGGTCGAGTTGATGAAGCAAGATGGAGTGAAGGAACACGGTCGCATCGGTCATAAGGAGTTGCTCAAGGAATACTGCAAGGCTGCTGTCTTCGCTTATCCATGCACATACGCTGGTGAGATTAACTGCATCGCTCTTACGAAGGCGATTGCGTGTGGGTGCTATCCAGTCACAAACGACTATGCGGTGATGAAGGAGCGTAATCAGTTTGGCTCCGTCGCAGATGATGAAGAAGGATTTAAGACATTGCTCATAGATGCGCTGAAGAAGTCCTACAACGATCCCATCAATCACGATTACATAGAGGCAAACTCTTGGGACTCAGTTGCAAGGGAGTGGCATAAGGAGCTGCTCAAATGACGACTGAGAGAATCCTAGAGCAAGAGAAGAAGAAGGCTGAAGTGGTTAAGGTTCACCTATGTTGCGGAGATGTTTATCTTGGTGGATACATCAATGTTGATAGGGTTGGTTCAAGTGCGTACCAGAAGCTAGAAGGAACAACGCTTGAGAATTACTACACGCACAAGCTCGGCACGAATAAACAACCCATCATTGACAGATGGATGGATATAAACCATCGTTGGGAATTTGAGCCAGAGTCGGTGGATGAGTTTGTGATGATTAGTGCGTTTGAGCATTTTAGCCGAGTGGATGCCGAGAGATTGCTTGATAGGGTTTATTCCTCTCTCAAGTACGGTGGGAAATTCAAGTTCGATTTCCCAGATATCGAAGAAACGGTTCTAAAGTTTAAAGATGATCCTGAGTATATGATGCGCCTCATCTATGGTTCGCAGAAGAATGATGGTGGATTCCATCGGTGGGGATACACAAAGGAATCCATCTGGCGCAAGCTCGCACTACAGCCGTGGCTTGATATTCAGTTCGGTGACATTGTAAAGCATGATTATCCAATGCTGGGGTGTACATGTACCAAGTAGATCAGTGGCTCGGATGGTTAGCGACGATATTGTTCACCGCCATTTATTTTCCTGCGATTGGCAAGCGTTACCAGAGGATGTTGATGGTAGCACTAATCGCAAATCTGATTGCACTTGGTTATGCGACGATGATTGGACAGTCACCGTTACAAGTTAAGTACCTAATCGCAATCGTGTTCATTCTGGTATTCAAACGATGACCGTAAAAGTTTGTTTCATTTATGATCCGTGGGATAACGAGAAGACGCTTCGTCTGTACAAGAAGATGACTCCTCAATCCTCTGGTTGCTGGAAGGACTTGGTTGCTGTCACAGACCAGAACGATGCTGATTGGTGTGTAGTCGTTGACGATACCTCAAGGCCGATGAATCCAGAGCGTACTTTGTACATCGGCGCACACCCGTATATGGCTGGTTACGAAGGATACAGAGATTTATCACGACATAAACACAAGCTTGATTTGAAGGATACCTTCGGCTTCGGTGAGTGGTGGCTTAACTATGACTGGGATTATTTAACGGCTCTTGAACCTCCGCAGAAGGACAAAGATTGTTGCTTCATCATTTCTGACTCGGTGGGTGGATATGGGAGAGAGCGAAGAAAACAACTCGCCATAGAGTTAAATGGGCGCATTGATATTTATGGTCGCATTAGCGGTGTTGGTGCTGGTTGCCTCGGAGATATAAGTCAAGACGGTGGCAATCACATGTGGGGGAAAGAGGATGTATTACGGCGATATAGATACTCCGTGGAAGTCGATGTCGGGCCGACGAGGAACTACTTCTCAGAACGTATATTCGATTCCTTGCTTATGTGGTGTATGCCGCTGGTTTGGGGTGGAACCAATGTTGAGGAGTATCTTCCTAAAGACTCATTCCGCTACATTGATATTTACGGGGACGGGTCAGACATTCTTGAGATTTGTAAAAGTGATGCTCGGGAAAAGAATATCGAAGCAATTAGAGAAGCAAGGAATCTTCTATTAAACAAGTACAACATCTTCGCAAGAGCTTGGGAGTATATAAGCCAACAATGAAAATGTCGGTCATTGTTACATTTACGAAGGGCGATCAAGAGCGACAAGAAGGATTGATTAAGCTCTTTGATTGCCTTAAGAGACAGACGTTCCGAGACTTTGAGTTGATCCTTTGTGAAATGACGCTTGATGGAACGACAGTCTATACGCCCTACAAGCCAGATTTGCACATCGTAAAGAAGTACAACGGATGGTTCAACAAGAGTTGGGTTAGCAATGTCGCAGTAAGGAAAGCGAAATACGATCTTATTTTGTCCTTAGACGCTGACACCTTATTTGACAAGGATTATCTACAGACGATTTCTGACTACTACGACCAGTACCACAACGAGTTCTTCATCCCGTGGGACAAGTGCATCATGGGAGTTGGGCGTGATGAGCCGACTGAGAGAATCGTTGACGGAAAGTACATGAGGGCCGCTGCTAGGGCTTGGTGCGTTACGAAAGAGTTCTACTGGCGCATCGGTGGAATGAACGAGAAATACTTTGGCTATGGAGCTGAAGACCAAGACGTTTATTTCAGAGCTGAACACTTGTTGAAGATAGTGATGTTCATGCCTTACACGATCCATCATCACTACCACCACTTTCATCCGAAGGATAGTGCGTTCCCGCTTAATCCTCATCGGGTAGTACTACTAGAAGAAACGCAGAAGAATTTACAGGGTGAGATTGATAAGTTGGTTGCCATAGTACCGAACCTGAGTGACGAGAGACCATACTTTGAAAATAGACCTATTCCGTAACGGACTCTTTGAGCATCTGAAGCAGTACAACAAAGAAATAATCGACATCTGCGATAGGCATAAGATTCTTCCTTTCGGTGGACATGGGAACGGTAAGGATGAGAGTTCTTGGTGGTTTAATCCGAGGGAGATTCAGAAGCTCCACTTAACGTCCACTTGGAAGGAGAGGGGAGAAATCATCTACCCTGAACCTAATCCACTGGTATACGACAAGAAGTTCTGCCTAATCCTTTATGTTCCGAATTACTTGGCACTTTGGTTGACTTGGGAGTTGATGCCTAAGAATATCTTATTTGAGGATTTGGGAAGTGGTTTGAGTCAGGTTTCATTCTATTTACATAAGCTTGGTTATCAAAACTTCAGCTTGGTTGAAAACTTCAAGTACCTCGGCTCAGATTTGTTCTACGACTTTGTTGAAACTACAAAGTTGCCTTATGTGCTGAACAAGAGTGGAACAAAGCCACAAGTAACGAACATTGTAGGACATCATCCTTATCCGAAGATTATTGAGAGAAGTAACGAATTGTTCGTCACTTATCAGAAAGACGAGTTGATGAATCTATTCGATAACTTAGAAGGCTACAAGCGTTTGTGCGAGGATTCTGACGGTCTATCAGTCGCATACTCAAGAGAAGATAAATACGACGAGTTTATGGAGAAGCTCAATGCCTAGAGCTTTGATACTTGGGATTACGGGCCAAGATGGTTCTTATCTTTCTGAGTTATTGAGGGAGAAAGGTTACGAAGTCCACGGAGTAATTCGGCGTACATCGTTACCGAACACAGGACGCATCGACCACATCTTTGATCCTGAATCAAAGAAGTTCATTCACTACGGTGATTTGGAGGAAGGTCTTGATGGACTTATTCACAAGATTCAACCTGATGAGGTATATAACCTCGCCGCCATGTCGCATGTCAAGATTTCGTTCGATATTCCTGTCTATACTGGAATGGTTAACGCTATTGGTGTTACGAAGTTGCTTGAAGCTGTCAGGCAAATCAAGCCAGACACGAAGGTGTACCAAGCCTCGTCGAGTGAAATGTTCGGTTCTACGCCTCCACCGCAGAACGAAGAAACAAAGATGAATCCTGTAAGCCCGTATGGAGTAGCAAAACTGTACGCTTATCACATGGTTAGAAGCTACAGAACAGGATACGGTTTATTCGCTTGTAACGGCATCTTATTCAACCACGAATCTGAACGGAGAGGCGTAAATTTTGTAACGAGGAAGATAACCCTCGGAGCGGCGAGGATTAGATGTGGTCTTCAGGACAAACTCTACCTCGGAAACTTAGATGCACTACGAGATTGGGGTCACTCCAAGGATTATATGAGAGCCATCCATCTCATTATGCAACAGCCGAAGCCTGACGATTACGTTGTTGCAACAGGCGAATACCATACAGTTAGAGAGTTTCTTGATCGTGTATTTGACTACATGGGATTGTCAATTAAGAAGCATCTCGTAACTGATGATGTTTATAGGAGGCCAAATGAGGTTCCAGCACTTCTTGGAGACGCTACGAAAATTAGGTCGCTTGGTTGGAAGCCTGAGATTACCTTTGACGAGTTAGTGAAAAGGATGTGCGATGCTGACATTAAGCTCGTTACACAGCGATAAACGGGGAAGTATTTCGTTGGTGAAAGGAAGCCTATTGGCTTACCCAGAGGTAACGATATTCCACACCAAGGCAGGAATGGCTCGTGGTGGTTGTGTACACAATTTGAGCGACGAGTACACATGCGTTATTAACGGGATTGTTGAGTATAGGGTCGGTGAATCTACGTTCTTGTTGCAAGATGGTGATTCGATGGTGATTCCAAGGGGGATGCCTCACTACTTATTCTCTATCAGCGATTCAGTTGTTCTTGAGTGGGGAGCTACCGAGGAAGAAAAGAAAGAGAAGCATCCAGAGTTCAGGGCAATGGTGGATGAGATAAATGATCCAGCAAATTGAGCCATCCTTCGGATTAGAGGAAGCGGAAGAGTTAAAGAGATACATTCTGTCAGGTGGTTGGGGGACAGATCATGTTTATACCCGCCAATTTGAGGATGAACTTGCTAAGTTCTTAGGCGTTAAGTATTGCTCGGTCACGACAAGCGGAACTCAGGCGCTTATCTTTGCTCTAATGTCTGTAGGAGTAAAAGAAGGAGATGAAGTTATATGTCCATCTTTGACAATGATAGCAACGCCAAACGCCGTAAGAGCGGTAGGCGCAAAACCTATATTCGTAGACGTAAACAAATATGGGGTGATGGACACACAACAGCTTTTGGAAAGGGTATCTCCTCAAACGAAAGCAATTTTATATGTCAGCCTGAACGGAAGGGCGACGGATTTACACTCTATACTAGATCAAATTCTTGATAGAGGGATTTATCTGATTGAGGATGCCTGTCAGTCGCTTGGGTCGAAGCATAATGGACAATATTTAGGGACGATAGGCCATATTGGATGCTTCTCGTTATCGCCGCATAAGGTTATATCGACTGGGCAAGGGGGCTTTGCTGTCACAGATGATGAGAAACTAATCACAAAGTTCCGAAAGCTTAGAGACTTTGGACGCATTAAGGGTGGTGTAGATATACACCCAGAGTTTGGCCTTAATGGAAAGTTCACCGACTTCCAGTCCATCATCGGCTTGGAGCAGCTAAAGAAGCTTCCTAAAAGATTGGAACAGAAGAAAACAATCTTTAAGTTGTATAAAGATATATTAGGAAACAGCATAAACTTTATAAAGAATGATGAATTCGTAGTTCCGTGGTTTATGGATGTGTATGTTCCAAATCCAGACTCTTTAAGGAAATACCTCGACTCTGAAGGAATTGGTTCAAGGAGGATGTATCCCCCATGCCACACTCAGGGTTGTTACAAAGACTCGGCAGTTCTACCGATGACAACGCTTTTATCGAACATGGGTATCTGGCTACCGTCAAGCCCTCATTTAGAAGAGCGTCAGATTACGCACATTTGCGACAGGATAAAATGGTTCATCGGAAAATAGTATATACCTACGGAGCATTTGATTTGCTTCATCCAGCGCATGTTCAACTGCTTGAGAAAGCGAAGGATATGGGATGTCACTTGGTTGTTGGTATTTTAAGTGATGAGGCGATTCGATGCAGGAAGGGAAATGACAGACCAATCCAGCCGTATGACGATCGTTCCTTCATTGTTCGTTCTCTGAGATGCGTAGATGAGGTGGTAAGGCAGGAGACATACGATCCCGTCCCTTCGATGAATAAGTACGAGATTGATATTCTGACGAAGGGTGATGATTGGGACGATTGCATCATCTCGGCGAAGCAGTACGGATGCGAGTTCAAGAAGCTCTATTACAACGATAAATATTCAACCACAAAGATGGTGAAGAAGATAAATGAAGCTAATAAGTAACAATCTCAAGGGGCGTGTTCCTTTTCCGAAGGATGCTGTTGTTAGAGTTAACTCTGCGTGGGTCAAGAGTGCAAAAGACCTAGAGAAGATTTTAAGGGATAACGAGGACTCAGAAGTGTTCCTTGATTATCCGAGCGGTAGGACGAAGCCTCCGAAGCCAGTCTTGGACTTGGTGGATTTAATCTTGGCGGCAACGAAGCATCAGAATGTAAAGCACTTCGCAGTTTCTAATGCTGAAAATAAAGAGTTCTTAGAACATATACTAAAGAGACTACCAGACCATACGAGTCTTGTTCCTAAAATTGAGACTCTAAATGGTATTAGAAATATAGAGTCTATTATTAAGGCAAGTAGATGCAAAAGAGTAATGTTAGACCGTGAAGACCTTTATCTCAACTGTGGAACTGACACTCGGCTTTATGAAAACAGCATCGGAATTTTAAAGGATAAGTGCGGTGAACTAGGAGTCAAAGTCTTAGAACTTAATGGAGTGTACTTCGATGAGTAAACTGTGGGAGCGTGGGCAGGAAGGTGGCATTACTCGGCCGATTAACAGGGATGCTCTTTACAAGAACCTTAAGGATGTTTATGAGGTGTTTCAAGAGCATGGGATTAAGTGCTGGCTCTCGCATGGGACGATGCTTGGCGTTTACCGAGATGGCGATTTCATTCCGTGGGACGATGATGCTGATGTCGGAGCTGATATTAGGACTGCTGATAGGAGATTAGAGGCAGAGGAGAAGCTGAGAGATATGGGCTTCTTCGTCCCTCAAATTGGGGATAGGACACGACCCGTCAGCGAAGTAGATAACATGCCATACCACGATACCGTAGCTATTAGAGATGGTGAGAAGATTGAGGTTTGGTGGTACGAGAAGATTGGCGACAAATATGTGTATGACGTTGATAGACACGCATGGCTCCAGCATCCAGAGAAGTATTACGACACATTGGCAACAATAGATTTTAAAGGGACTCATTTTAACATTCCGAGTCATATAGAACAGTGGTTAGAGATGATGTACTCAAGCGATTGGAACGTCCCACAGGAAGGGCGCAAATACAATAATCAGGGGTAACTATGAATAAAACATTCACAAGTATGAAGACCGTTGTAGGAGGGAACGTACAAGATACGTCTTCAGCGATGCTTTCTCTTATCGGCGGGTATATCAACGATAGGTACAAGGAAGTTAGGCAGCGGATCAAGCATAGTTTACTCCAGACTGGTCGCCTTGATTATACGGTGACTGTTGCGACTGAGGATATCGTTCTACCAGATGATGTTAATGATGTTGTCTCGGTGATTGACAAGACGAACCTTAGACAGCTTGAGGAGATATCGGCGCAGAAGTGGGTTAACGAGAACTACTCGACGATTGATACGGCTGGAACTGTAAACAGCTACTTCGTCTACGATTCTGTTGTGAGGGCGCAACCAGCGGCCAGCGGTGTTGTAACGGTTGTTTCTTCTTCAGCGGCAGACACGACACAGACCATTTATGTGAATGGCATCAATGCTAACGGTCAGCAAGTGGACGAGTCAATCACCATCACTGGAACCTCTAATGCCAGTGGGTCAGTCTCATTTACTAGAATCCTTGGTTTATCGAAGAGTTCAGTAACCGCTGGTACAGTTACAGTGACACGAGATACGACCACTCTTGCGTATATGGCTCCCGACCAGACGACTCATTATGTGCGTCTGATGCGCTTTAACTGCGCTCCTACAGCATCGTTTAACTGCGAGATTATCTACACTCAGAAGTTGTTACCGATGCTGAATGATTACGACTATCCGACAGTTGATTGCGGAGATGTTTTGGAGGCTGGAGCTACAGCAGATGCTTGGAGATACAAAAGGCAATACTCCAAGGCAACGGATTGGGAACAGATTTACGAGAAGAAACTGGCGAATCTGGCTTACGACTTTGATAGCAGACCTAACAGGGTCACTATGTTCAACCCGATAACATACAACAGGGACATCGTTTAATGGCTAAATTAGCTGGCAAGTCAAGAGCCGCCGATGATGAGTACCTATTCATTGTAAGGAGAGATTTGTCTGGAGGCCAGAACAACAGGCAACACGCCTCTATCATTCCCGACACTCAGGCTGATACTTTGACGAATGTTGATATCTCAATACCAGGAGAAAGAATCAGACGTAAAGGATGTACCGTAATTCAAGATTTGGGTGCTACTACGATTACTGGTCTTTTTGGATACGATCCGCAAGGGGAGACTGCGAATCTATTAGCAACCACTGGAGCAACGCTTAATCGGTGGGTTGGTACTGGTTCATTCGTAGATGTTCCTATTACGATGACCTCTGGACTTCCGACCAAGATGATTAAGGCGTATAAGACTCCGACTGGTGATGTCACTTTAATAAGTAACGGGACTGATAATGTTCAAGAGATGGCTCCTGATTACACTGTGACGGACTTGGGGGATACGAACACATCGCCGCCTAAGACTAAAGTGATGGCGGCTTATCGTAACCGAGTGTGGGCTTTGAAGGATGATTTGGCCTACTTCTCCGATGCCGCTCCTTCTAACTGGGCCTCTAGCTTTGATAGAACCTCAAACGCTTATCGTATGCCTTTGGGTGAGGAGCGTTTCATTCTTGCAACAAGGGACGCTGGCTTAATATTCGGAGGGAAGGAACAGATTTGGGGATTGAATCCTACTGGGACTACACCTGCCGCTACTGATAAACCTGAGAAGTTACTGGATTATGGTTGCGCCGCTGGAGATACCGCATGTCAGGTTGGTGATGATTATCTCTACCTCGCCTTCGATGGTGTTAGGGCAATCAAGAGGACAATCCAAGATAAATTACAGGCAGGGAACTCGTACCCCTTATCGTATGTCTTGAAAGATGAGTTTGAAGTTATTAACTGGGCGCAGATTCAGAAGGCGTGTTCCGTCTACTTCGATAATAAGTATCTCATCGCTTTGCCGACTGGTAATTCAACCTATAACAATGTTGTGTGGGTCTATTATCCTGCTTCTAACGCATGGACAGTTATCACTGGCTGGAACGTCGGATGCTGGGCTACTTTTAAGGTCAACGGTGAAGAGAGACTTTACTACGGAGAGGCGAGTGCTGATGGAAAGGTTTATAGAGCCTTCTACGGAGCCTCCGACAATGGAACCGCCATTGAATATATTGAGATTGGGAAGGCCGAGGACATGGGCCAACCGATCAAGAAGAAGTGCGGTGGGGAGCTGAAGGTTGTCGCTAAACCTGCTGGCAACTATACCGTCACAGTTCAAGCGTCCTTCGACAACGGCTCATTCAACACTTTGGGGACTCTTAGCATTGATGGAAACTTAATCACCTTTCCAACAACCTTTCCCGTCAACTTCTATACCGATGCAGAGGTATACAAGAAGTTTCACTTAGACTCCTATGGGCCTTGGTATCAGATTAAGACAAAAGTAACGCACAATACCGTAACAACCAACGCCGATGATTTGACGATTTATGAGACATCGGTAATCACTCATCTTGAAGAATATATTGCGGAGGAAGAAGTCTAATGGCTACTTTATCTATTACTCGTGGAACTACTTTACCCGATAGCGCAGCAAAGGCTGACTTTCATAATCTTATTGATACAGCGGCTGGTTCTCTTACGGATATCGTGAACGCTGATATCAAGTCAGATGCCGCAATCGCAGATACCAAGCTAGCGGCCATCTCGACGGCTGGGAAGGTTTATGGACAGGCGATCACCGCTCTTGCGTGTCTTCCTTCTGGAGCTGGAGTAATCCCTAATGTGAATCAAGTTGGCGGTGCTATCGAGGTTGTCTTTGATAACGCTGGTTCTGAGATTGAGGATAACGCTCACTTAGAGGTATTAGTCCCGAAAGCTATTACGATTACTGGAGCTTATGCCTTTGCTGATGTTTCTGGATCAATCGTTGTCGATGTTTGGAAGGATACGATTGCGAACTATCCGCCTACGGACGCTGACTCAATCACATCTTCAGCTCCTATCACTATCTCGACTGCGACAAACTCAACAAATACGACCTTAACGGGCTGGACTACTGCTGTCGCCGCTCTCTCGGTACTGAAGTTCAATGTGGATTCGTGTACCTCTATTACGAAATGCACGATTGTCTTAACGTATAACAGGGCTTAATTATGGCATCTTCTTCGACGTTATTTGACTCAGATTGTGTGTTGATGCTCCACATGGACGGTACTGATGCGTCCACAACTTTTACCGATTCATCATTCACGAATCAAAAGACTGTTACCGCAAATCAAAATGCTCAGATAGACACGGCGCAGAAGAAATTCGGAACTGCTTCGGGTCTATTCGACGGAGATGGAGATAATCTTACAGTACCCGACCATGCCGATTGGGATTTCGGAACTGGGGATTACACAGTTGATTTTCAAGTTAGATGGGCTTCAGTCGGAACAACAACACTTGTTGAAAGATACGGGTCAACTTTTGATTTTAAGATTCAGTATGCCAGCGGAACAGTGTATGTCTATGAGATGAGCAATGGTTCTAATAATTTCATTTCGGGAACATGGACTCCTTCTCAGGATACTTGGTATCACATTGCAGTTGTAAGAACTTCTGGGGCGACAAAGCTTTTCATTGGAGGAGTAGAAAAGGCTAGTGACACTCTCGGACAAAACATTTCGGCATCATCAAATTTGTATATAGGAAGCAATGCATCATCAGCTCAGAGTCTTAATGGATGGATGGATGAGTTTAGAATTGTTAAGGGAACCGCAGTATGGACGACTGGATTCACTGCGCCATCTAACGCTTACGCAAGAAAAACAGCAGGACGAAATCAAATTATATGGGTGGAATAAATGGGAATTTCAAATGAGACAAAAGACCTGATTAGGGATCAGATTGAGAAGTGTAAGACGCAGAAGGCCGGCATCGAAGCCGAGATGCAGACTTTAAAGAGCCGCAGAGACGATTTATCAACGCAGAGAGACGTAATCAATGGAAAACTCCAGAAGTTTCAGACCGACCTCGGAGCTTGAAGAGGTAAGAGAGTTCCTTAGAAAATATGGCGGGATTACTTACTCGCTTGAGTCGTTGGACATTGAAGGATTCATCAGAAACAACTCCTACGTTATTTTAAGAGATAAAGACGGAGAATTATCGGCGTTCTGTATCTGGAACATGGATGGAACTACAGGATGTATCGAAGAAGTGGTTATCCATCCGAAGTACAGGGAGCAAGGATTACTGTATTACATAGCAATGTTAGGGTGGCAGAAATTTCCCTATGCCACACACATCAGATTTTGCAGGGGAAGAAAATATCAAGATAAAGCACCCAGAGTGATTGATCTTGTTGAGTTTATAAGGAGAAAATCACATGGGCGGGGGAAACGACACACCAGCTCCACAACAGACTTACCAGCCAGCACCACAACCTACAGCGACTGAGACTACAAGGGAGTTTTATGAGTCCATGCCTTTGCAGTATCAGATGCAACAGGAGTATGGCCCTAAGTTCAGTCAGTTAAACTACGAGCAGTTAGCGCAGTACGCTCCTAAGATTAACGACTTAATGGCGGCAGAGCAGAGGCGACTCGCTCCTAACCAGTATGCCTTGAATGAGGATTTAGCTCAACAGGCGTTAGCTGGTTCTAAGGGCGATTTGCCTGAGATTATGAAGCAATCAGCCCTCGACACATTCCGCTCCGAGATTGGTGCGAATGTTGGGTCACCAATTGGTGCTGAGTACACCTCACGGAACTTAGCTCAGTTGGGCGAGCAATACCGCAACAACTATCAGAACATGGGTTTGTCTCTGCTTAACAAGTATCCTACGAACGCCCAGCTTCCTAATCTGAATAGTCCAGCTACTTCTGATTATACGTTAGGTCAATCCTCTGGCAATTCAATCGCTGGATACGGAGCCTACAACTCAGCGATGGCAAACTCCTTCTACCAACCCGCTCCTAAGAGTTCCTTTAATTGGGGTGGAATGATTGGTGGTGGAGTCGGTGCTTTGGGCGGTGGAATGTTGGGTGGCCCAATGGGAGCAATGGCTGGTTACGGCATCGGTTCTTCGATGTTTGGGAGGTAATTATGTTCGCACAACCAGATTATGAAGATGAACGGAGAAGGACTAGGAATCAGGCGTTGGGAAGCTGGCTTGGTCTTGTCGCTTCAATGCAGAAACAACAGGAGACTCCAGCGGATCAGTTAGCGAAGTTAATGTTGGCTGAGAAGCTTGGGACTCTCCAACAACAGAACGCAAGAAGGAACGAACTCTTGGGTGGTTCTTCTCAACCCCCAGTTGGCGCAATTCCTCCACAATACTCAGTTCCTCAGTTTGGACAGCTAAATCCAGACCAGTTAATGAGACAGAATCAAATGAATGGTATCCAATCGCCAGATCAGATGGTTCTTAAATCTTTAAATCAAAACTTTGTTACTGGTGATACTTCTGCAATTTATGGGCAGTCTCCCCAAGCCGAAGCTGATATGAGTGTTAAAACTCAGCTAAGGAAAGATGTTCTTGGCCGAATGGGAAAACTTCAAGAACTCATTCCGTTGCTGGATAACTTTGAAGCACAGTTAGATTCTATTCCTGTTGGAAAAGGTGTCGGGGGTAAGTTTCAAGGGATGGCTGCTGAAGCCAAGGGTATGTTAAATGCTGATCCTTTTGCCGCTGCTTCTATGAGCCAGTTAGACGCTCTTCGTCCACAGATTGCTCGTGCCTTTGGAGATGTCGGCAACTTGTCTCAAACAGAACAACAGACAGCCAGAAAGTTTATGCCAGATGTTTCAGATAGCGCAGATACGAGGGCTGTGAAGATTGTTAGCGGTCTTACATTCTTAAAAAGGAAGCTTGAGACAAGTGCAAATGATGCTGGCCTTCGTAATTCTCCTGAGTATCAACAGAAGTTTTCAGCTCTTGATGAAAGGATTAAATCATCTCTAAGGAGAGCTTTGGAGTCTGGTGTTTCTGGGTCAAGGCTAAAAGAGTTTGCTGGTAAGGATGTCATTAAAGCACTTGGCATTAAGAGTTTCAAGAATGAGTCTGAGTTTAGTAAAGCTGGAATTAAATTAAACAACGGCGACATCGTAGAAGTCGGCGGGAAACTAGCAGTCTGGGAGGAATAAAATGCCTCTTAAATTCTTTGAGGAAAAAGAGGCTTCTAAGCCTAGCGGAAAGTTAAGATTCTTCGACAGTAAACTTTATAAAGCTGTCGAAACAGCAACTCCTCCACTTCAAGTTGCTCGTAAAGCTATTGAAGACCCTATTGGAACTGCAAAGATTGTTGGACAGACCGCTGGTGGAATTATGGGTGGGCCATTGGCTGCGATTGCTGCCCCAGTTGCTATCGAAGGAGCTGCTCAAGCGTTTGATTCGTTCAGAAATAAAAAGCCATACGATATCGGTGCTGTTGGTCAAGAAGCACTTGTTACTGGAGCCTCCGAACTAATCCCAAGAGTCGCTGGAAATCTTCTTTTTGGTAAACCTAGAGCGTTTAATGTTCTTCAAGAGGGTGCAGGAAAAGAGTTAAAGAACGCACAGGCAAAACTTGGAGAACTTTGGAACGTTAACACTGACGCAAAACCATTTAGAGATGCGATAGATAATATATTCTCCAAAGTAAAAGATACCGCTGGAGGTGGTGGTTCTTTGCTTCGCAGATGGAAGAACATTCTCTCTGGTGATCGTGTCGCTGTTGGTGAACTAATTCAGCTTGAGAAGAGGCTTGGAGATTTTGCTAAGTTCGCCAAAGAAGGAAAAGATGTTGCTATCAAGAACACTCCTCTAAATAGCGAGATAAAGAATCTTCGTTCTTTGGTTTCTAAGACAGTTGATTCAATGGCGGGTAAAGCTGGGATTAAGAACTACGCTCAATTAAGCAAGGAAGTTTCTAAAGCTAAGAAGATTACCACAAGTCCGAATAAACCAATGTTGGAGAAATTGGGGGCTGGTGGTGTTCTTGGTGGTCTTACATATGCTTTAACTCAAAACCCATTAGCAGCTTTCGGAGTTAGCGGAGGAGCTTTGGCGGCTTCTAATCCAGCGGTTCAGCAAGCATTATATACAGCGTTAGAGAGAAGTGGTCTTGGAAGAACGGCAACTATTAGTGCTGCTGATAGAATCAGAAAAATGCTTTCAGAACAGCAATAATGACTGCTGTTACTGCAATACCAGCACACACTTCGTAGAATAATGTTCCAAAGTTTGATTGTTCTTCGTTGTTGTCCATACATAAATAATACCACAAAGGAGCAATAAATCAATGAGTGGAATTGCCAAGAGCGCATCAGTTGACGGTAAGCCCTATGTCGTTCCTGCTCCTGTTCACAAGGACACAACCTCAATAAGCACAACGACTTACGACAATATTCCAGTTGATGTTTACCGCTTCTTTGGCACTCAATTAGGTGAGGTGAGTGATAAAGACATGGATAAATTATCACTTATAAGTGATTACGCTTTTAGAGAGGTCGAGACAGTCGGGGATGGATTGCTTAAATTGCGCAACTTAGAGATGAAGTTAGGATCACCGTCACTTGGTGAGAAGCGATACGACAGAATATTCAACTGGGTCAAATTACAGAAGAACATTGATGACATGCGAAAACGACAAGAGGCATTGAGGAGATTATGAAACTAAGGATTGCTTGGAATAAAGGAATATTTGGACAATTCAAGCACTCTGAAGAAACAAAAAGAAGAATAGGAATTGCTACCGCAAAAAGAGAAGTAAGTCAAGAAACAAGAATGAAACTAAGCAATTCCTTGAGAAACGCAATAAAAAATAATCCGTCAATTAGAAAGTCTGGAAGTCTTCATCCTTTTTGGCGTGGTGGTATTAAACCATGTGAAATGTGCGGGACTAAAGAGAAGAAATATAAATCAAGACTTTGCTGTAAATGTCATAGGAAAAATAGATTTGGTAAAGATGCTCCAGCTTATCGTGGTGTTTATAACAAGTGTATAAGTTGTGGAGCTAAATTACAAAATAAAACAGCCAAAAGATGTTCTTCTTGTTATTTTAAATACAACCGAGGAGAAAACAACAAGAGTTGGAAGGGCGGTATTACAAAGTTATGTGAAAAGATAAGGAGAACAAAAGAGTATTTTCAATGGAGAGATTCTATATATAAGCGTGACGGTTTTGAATGTTTAATTTGTGCTTCTATCGGTGGAAAGTTAAATGCTCACCATAGGATTAAATTTTCTCAAATACTCATAAAAAATAATATTTCAACTATTGAACAGGCTATGAATTGCGACGATCTTTGGGACATAAAAAATGGAGTAACAGTTTGTTCAGATTGTCATACAAAGATTCATAGGAGAAAAATAAAATGAACAGTCTTGGGAGTTCTTATTCTTGGGAGGGGGCTGTAAAACCTGACGCTATCACTGTAGATAGCTACGAGGGGGAGCTCTTTGCCCAAAGAACGACAGACATACCTTCCAGCATGATAAAGAGATTTGATTATGGAGCAAGAACTGACGACAACGCAGTATATATAGGGTTTGCTCCAAAAGGACTTTCTGAAGGAACTGATGGGTGGTTGATTTATAAATTCACTTACGAGGATTCTCCAGTAACAAGAGTCACAAAGATTGATACTGCTTTTGGAAACTGGACAAATAGGAGTACATACTTCTAATGGCTTTTGCTCTTTCTTCTATAGGTGTTCCAATAGATAAGACGGGTCTAACCACGACCACTCTCGATCTCCGCTACCTCAAGCTCGACCAGACCACGCCGCAGACGGTGAGCGGTGGAACTCCAATATTCCAGAATGGTCTATCTTGGAGAAGCCCTCTTTTCGTTAATGATGCTGGAAAAATTCTTATTGACGAAACATCATTTCATATAAATAGAGAATCGAGCGGAT